GTGGCTATGCGGCTAGCAGAGCTGCAAAATTTTTTAAGCTACGAAATGAATTTCATAGGTGAAAAATGGCTACGATAAAAGTTAAAGAACTTTGTGAAATATTGCGTATACCTTATCAAAAATATTACCAATTTTCGACTGAAGGTATCTTGCCCAAACCTGATAAAGGGTATGTGGATTGTGCCGAGGCGGTTCAAAAGTATATAGCTCATCTGAAAGCAAAAAATACCGTTGATTCGACTTCCTCATTGACACATGAAAGGGCAAGGCTTACGAAAATTCAAGCTGATAGAAAAGCCCTACAGTTTGAAAAAGAAAAGGGCAAGCTGGTTGATGTTGATGAAATTATGAAAGTCTTTCTCGATGTCCTTGGCCGTATCAATGCAAAAATATCATCATGGCCATCGAAGGCAGCACCCCTGATCGTGCCTGTATGCAAAACACCAGCAGAGGCACAAGATGTTTTAGACCGTTTAGTTGAGGAATTAAAAGATGAGATTAGAAACTGGAGCACTTACAACACAAGCAGAAGCAATAATCCATCAAGCCATACTGAGCGCAATAGTAAAGCGTCCAAAACTCAGCGTAAGCGAGTGGGCAGACAAAAACAGAGCGTTAAGTCCTGAGAGTTCTGCCGAACCCGGCCGCTGGTTTACCGAAAGGGCAGAATATCAGCGTGGCATAATGGATGCGTTCAGCGATCCTACTATCGAGCAAGTTGTGGTTATGTCATCCTCTCAATTGGGAAAAACAGAGATTTTGCTTAACGTCATTGGCTACTACATCGACCAGGATCCATGCTCAATCCTTGTCATCCAGCCTACCCTCGACAATGCAAAGACATTCTCAAAAGAACGTCTCAAGCCCATGCTCCGTGACACAAAAACCCTCGCTAAAAAAATATCGGTGAGTGAACGGGCAAAAAAGACAGATGACATGATTCTGCATAAGATTTTTATAGGTGGATACGTTGCCATTGCAGGTGCAAACTCTCCTGCATCCCTTGCCGCAAGGCCGATTAGAGTTTTACTTTGTGATGAAGTTGACCGATACCCCATAAGTGCAGGGGCAGAGGGTGACCCTGTTAATCTCGCCATGAAGAGGACAACTGCATTCTGGAACAGAAAAATAGGCATGTTCTCTACACCTACCCGCAAGGGGTTATCTCGCATTGAACTTGCATATGAACTATCTGACAAAAGAAAATTTCATGTCCCATGCCCACATTGCGGACAATTTCAGCCACTTCGATTTGAAAACTTATCTTTTTCAGAACATGACCCATCAGATGCTGTTTACATTTGCCCATTTTGCAAGGGTGTCATAACCGATACAGACAAATACAGAATTTTGAAGCAGGGCAAATGGATACCCGAGAAATCAACAGGCAAAATTGCAGGATTCTGGATTAACGAGCTGTATTCGCCCTGGGTGTCATTTGCAAATCTTGCATATCGTTATATCGAAGCAAAGAAAAAACCAGAAACAATGCAAGTGTTTGTAAATACATCTCTCGGAGAAACCTGGGAAGAAGAAGGTGAACAGATTGAGGATACAGAAATTTCAAAAAGACGTGAAGATTATGAGACGATCCCCGAGGCCGTGGCGGTTTTAACTGCTGCCTGCGATATCCAGGACGACAGAATTGAAGTTCTTGTTGTGGGCTGGGGTGCAAAAGAGGAAAGTTGGCACATAGAACACAGGATATTTTACGGTCCCACAATCGGCCTTGATGTCTGGAATGAACTTGATGACTATTTACAAAAAACCTTCGTCAATGATGCAGGTATGATTCTCAAAATCTCATGTGTTGCTGTAGATTCAGGCTATCTGCCGAAAAAGGTTTATGACTTTGTAAAAAAGCGACAGTCCCGCAGGATTTATGCTGTGAAAGGTGCAAACAGTGCAAATGCCCCGCTTGTGAACAGACCACGCCTTGCTGGGAAAGAGAGGGTCAAACTTTTTCAAATCGGCACTCAAGCTGCAAAGGATATTTTGTTCTCAAGGCTTCGTATAGACACTTTTGGGCCTGGATACATACATTTCCCCCGTGCCTGCGATGATGAATACTTCAAACAGCTCACCGCAGAGCGTGTGAGGATAAGGCTTGTAAAAGGATTTGCTGTTAGAGAATATGAAAAAATACGGCCACGCAATGAAATTCTTGACCTCTGGGTCTATAACATCGCAGCCTATGCCATAATCAATCCTGACGTGGCCAAAATTAAGCAAAAATTGGCAAAAATTAGCGAAAATAAAGCAAAAATATATGAAATTGAACAAAAACAGGCCGAAATAGAGCAGAAACAAGCAATTTTGGACGAAAAGAAAGCAAAAAAACCTTTTGCACTTTGCAATAGGCGCTTATCGTCTTGGGTAAAAGGATGGAAATAAGAAACATAATCGAGTTACCAGCAAAAACTTTATTCACTCCAAGAGAAGTTGCGGATTTTTTTTCAGTTACAACACGGACAATTTACAATTGGTGTGAGGAAGGCAAACTCAAATATGCAAAAGTTGGAGGTGTCATACGTATATACAGATTTTCAATAATAGAAATATTGAACCCTCTCCCGCTTTCGCTTCGCTTAGAAGCGGGAGATTCTTGAGAAGTTTGATTTTTTTTTGGCTTACAAAAAAAAACTGTGAAAATTGATGAAAATTGATGAAAATTGTGTAAAGAAATGAACACATATCTTTTGCTATCCTTAAAACAGCATGGCAGAAATACTCTCCACAGTGCCAACAGTAATAAGGGCTGGGGACACAGTCAAGTGGAAGAAGTCTTTTCCTGATTATCCTTCAAGCGAGTGGGCACTTCAGTATGCAATCTATAACCAGACCAACTACTACACAGTAAATGCAATAGCCGAAGAAGATGGCTCATTTTTAATCACAATCTCTGCGACTGAATCGGCAGCTTTTGATGCTGGTGAATATCACTATATAGCGAGAGTATCAAAAAACAACGAAGTCTATACAGTTGAATCAGGAACTATCAAAATCCTTCCAGATGTAACATCCGCAGTTGATGACCGCAGCCATGTAAAAAAAGTTCTTGATGCTCTTGAGGCGGTCATAGAAGGAAGAGCAACGAGAACTGATCTTGAGTATCAAATCGGAGACAAACGCATTAGAAACATGTCGCATGGTGAAATCTACATGCTCTGGAAGAAATACAAATGGCTCTATGAGCTGGAACTTCAGGCTCAAGGCATTAAAACAGCAGGCAATAAAGTCAAGGTGAGATTTACATGAAAATATTTGGCTTTGAGATTAAAAGAGCAAAACAGCCTGTCAAGAGAAACTATGCAGGAGCAAAAATAAACAGATTCACATCCGATTGGTTCACATCAAATCTTACAGCCGATGAGATTTTAAGATGGCAACTTCCCAAACTTCGTGAACGCTCCAGAGACCTTGAGCGGAACGACGACTACATGAGGAACTTTTTAAGAAAGCTGGAGAACAATGTCATCGGGGCAAATGGGATAGTTCTGCAAAGCAAGGTTCGCTTTAAGGTCACTCAGGAGCTTGACATAAAGACAAACTCAATGATTGAAGACGAGTGGCGGAAATGGGGAAAACGCTACGCTTCTGTTTGTGAGACCATCTCGTTCAGAGATTTAATGAAGATTGTAATTCGGGCTGTTGCCAGAGATGGTGAAGTTCTCATCAGAAAAGTTAGAGGCTATGACAATCCATATCAGTTCGCACTTCAAGTCATAGAGGCAGACTATCTTGACGAATCATACAACGCAGACTTGCCTAATGGAAATCGCATCATCATGGGTGTTGAGAAAAACAAATGGGGCAAGCCAGTAGCTTACCATGTCTGGGATAAGCATCCAGGAGACCACACAGCAGGCAACAGAACAAGAATCAGAATTCCTGCGGATGAAATAATCCATCTTTTTGTGAAAGAAAGACCAAGCCAGACAAGGGGAGTGCCATGGGTTGCATCGGCAATGATAAAGCTCAGAATGCTTGGAGCATACGAAGAAGCAGAAGTTGTTGCTGCAAGGGTAGCATCTGCGAAGATGGGCTTTTTTGTTGAAGAGATGGAAGGAGTGCCATATACAGGCGAGACAGACACAGATGGCAATCTCATTTCAGAAGTAGAGCCAGGCATACTTGAAAAGCTCCCACCAGGCGTTGACTTCAAGCCATTTGACCCAGGCTCACCATCAGCAGAGTTTTCAGACTTTGTAAAGGCGATGTTGAGAGGCATCTCAGCAGGCATTGGCTGTAACTACAACACACTATGCAATGACCTGGAAGGAGTCAATTACAGCTCTTTGAGGGCTGGCTCTCTTGATGAAAGAGAGTTCTGGAAAGACATTCAGAGCTGGTTCATAGACAACTTTCTTGAAAGAGTTTACCCAGATTGGGTTGAAATGTCGGCTCTTTCAGGGAAGCTGAACATACAGTTTTCAGAGATTGAAAGATACATTGCTCCAGAATGGCAACCGAGAAGATGGGATTGGGTTGACCCACTTAAAGATGTGCAGGCGAAGGTAATGGAACTTAAAAACGGGCTAACAACCCGCACTCGCATATGTGCGGAAAAAGGGCTGGATTTTGAAGATGTTCTTGAGGAACTCAGACGAGAAAAACAACTGATGGAAGAGTATGGCATCTCAATAATTGATGTTGACAACAAAACAGCGGTCATAACTGAAACCCAAGAAGAAATCATTACTGGAGGTAACAATGGCAATAAGGGTTAATTCTGCTGGCGTGAGCCATGCAAAAAGCCTTATCAGGGCAGGAAAGGTAGATAAGTCATCTGATTGGAGCTTTGACGCAGCCGATGGAAACAAAATTCTCGGTGATGGCAACTGGTCTGAATACAAAAAGTGGTTTTTAGCGGAAGACACAGAGGCAAATGAGAAAACAAAAGAGAGATATAAGTTCCCATATGGCAAAGGTGGCACAGTTTACCGCAGGGGAGTTATAGCTGCAAAGCAGA